ATAATTGTAACGTTTTGGTTTCTACTGCTTCATCAGTAAATACAGTGGTTTGGTCCGGTTGGTCCATTAGGTCCGGTTGGGGCAATGAATGCCTAAAACCAAACGATTGTGCAATACGTCTTTGTATTTCACTTTGACTTATTGTTTTACCTCTAAATTTACCACCGTGCTTATAACGTGATAGTGCTCTGTGCTTTGATTTCCTCATCTTTTACCTCTGCTGTTTCTACTTTAACATAGCCATATTTTCCGATGGCTCTTCTTAATCTCAAATCAATGTCTGCTTTTGTGCCAGTGAGAACATAATCTTTACAATTTAATTCTTCTGGTTTACTGGGATGGTTACGCCAATACACTCTGGCCAATATTGATATTTCACCATTGTTCAATTCATGCATGATTGCTAATCTATCGGCACTACCTCTGCTACCATGTACATGTACTATAGCGGCATCTTTTAAAGCACAACCATTCCATTCATCTAGTTGTGGTGTAGGTGGATAATTCAACAATTGATATGCAAAATGTGGGTTGTGATAGTGTTCTACACTGTTTATTGTTTTTGTTTTTGTATCATCTTCACCTACAGTTCTTGTTTGACTCCACATCATTTCATTGTATACAACTTGTTCTGAATCCCAACGTTCATAGTCAAAGTTCTTCATTCTGGCAATACCAATATCCCACACTGACTGCTCCATGCTTTGTGGATAGTATCTTACACCACAATTAAAGAAGTCACCAAAATGCAAGTTCCATTTGTCATGTGTTGTGCTACGAGGATCAGTGTGATTAAACATCATGAAATCACTAAATTCTCCAAACACTCTTATTGGCTTTGTGAACACAACATCTAGATCACAGTACAGTATGTTGTGTCCTTGCTTCCATAATTCATATATTTCTTCGAAGTGTTTCACAAAACCATGTCTTATGTCTTTTACAATGTCTGTGTGAATGATAACATCATCTAGATCAATCAAATGCCTTTTGGCACTTTCGATCAAGATGTCTTTCATTGCTTCGTAATTTTGTTCTAGGTTTTCTTCACTGCTTCTGTCATTGTACCATTTGCTATGGTCACTCACAGTGTAAAATTTGCTGACTAATATATTCATTATGGCCTCCAATAGTACTGTTGTACAGTTATATATGCTAACAATTCGTATTCATGAGGCCTATATTGGTCGATAAACCATTTGTGGTTTTGTTCACTGCATTCATAACTTTGTGGTCTATCGAATGCACGTCTACTGCGTCTGCTAAATGCATCTTGTGGACATGTTATACCAAAATGTTCTAACACTGCGGCATCTTGATGTTTTGTTTCATACACTAACTTGACTTTGTGTTCATGTTGTTTGTATGATTCTAAGTTGCCTAGCCATCTGTTGTGCGGTGATGCTAGTTCTTCTAGGATGCCTGTTAGATTGCCACCTGTGCGGAGGTAACTGCATAGATTATCTGGTGTGTCAAAAGAATCTAAATATCTTTGTTCACTGGGCGTTGGTATAGCATATCCAAAAGATGTCTTACCGTTTTGTGCATTTTGTTGTTGTCTTGCATGTACTGTTTTTCTTTCCCAAAATGCACTACAGAATCTTTCCCATGGATCTCTGATTTGAAAAAACACTTCACTGTTTGTGTTTTGTAATGTTGGTATGTGTCCTTGCATTGCCAATATACCGTAAGGAGGATTATCAACACCTTCTATGGCATACTTTAGTGCAGTGCCTCCACATTTAGGTATGTGCAAGAAGTTCATTTTGTAAACCACCAACTGGGATTTGCACCTTCTGTTACAGTTAGTTCTAAGTTATTATCTTGAACAAATTCATTCACAGCAGGAATAACACCAAAAGGATAACCTTTACCTGTGATGCTTTTGATATAATCATCACCACTCATTATGCCACCCTTTTTTAACTTTGGCCACCATATGGCTAAGTCTTGCACTACTGCTCGATAAGTGTGATCACCATCTATGTACACAAAGTCTATACTGTCATCCTCAAAGTGTGCTACTGCATCTACACTGGTCATTCTAAGCAACACACTTTGATTCAGTTGTTGTAATCTGTTTTCTACTGCACTTGCAAGTGCGTCTAAGTCCTTTTGTGTGTTATATTCTGGTCCTGGTGCACTTACCATACCTTCAAACAGTTCATAAGGATCAACACCATAAAATGTAGTAGGCTTGAGAACATTTATAATTTGTTGTGAGTAATCTCCACGCCAAACACCTATTTCTACTGCTGTTTCTACACTAGGTAATTGTTTTTTAACCTCATATAACCATTCTGTTCTATTCATAATGTTGCTCTGCTTATTGATTGTCCTAGTATGGTCTTTTCTTCAGTGTGTTCTACTGTAAAGCCAAATTCGGCAAATGTTTCTGACATTTGTTCTGGTGTTTTGTAAACATTTATTTTACTCATGGTGTAAGTGTCATCTGCTGTGGATTATATACTCCTGGCCAATATGTAAAATAAAACACACTGTTGCTGTGCATAACGTTTTTTAGTTCGCGTAAACATGCTTGTATGCTTTCTATGTTTATGTGATTAAACACTGCTTGTGCCCACACAAAGTCTACTGGTTTTATGTTGCTCATATCCCACGTGGTTGTTGCAACATATTGTGGTGCCTTTTTTTCTACAGTGTTAGGTTGTAGTTCTTTTTGAATACCAGCATCGATCATTTGTTGATTTCTGTCTAGACCAATGTATTTGCCTTTGTTTAACCATGGTATAAGATGTTTGCCCAAACGCATACTGCCACAGCCTAGATCTAGAAAGCGAGTCTTTTTGGTTATTTTAGGTGTAACATAATCAAATTGCCATTTGCCCATTCTGTCGAATTCACCAGAACTGCCAACGTAACTTCTATGATCCATCATCATCTCTGTGGTTTACATTCTTTCTATCACCACCAAATATTCTTTCCCAATTGTCTTTGTACTGTTGACTGTTGGTGTCTATTCTGCTTCTAGATCCTTTACCACCATGCCATTGTCCTCCACTGCTTTTGTATCGATGTGCTGGCTTTTCTATGCCTTCTGCAATGTCTCTGGCTTGTTTTAGTGCAGGATTCTCATTGATTATTTTTTCGTTTTTCTTCCATTGACTGGTATTCTTTTCTGGAGGTTGACTCATGATTCTTCTCTCTTGCGTATTTCATTGCCATATCCTGCCATTAAACACAACACTGTTACAATGTTCCACCATGGCGAAATGAGATTTAACATGGTTCCCCACAACAGACTGATGCCTGTTAGTGTTAATGTGTTCACCCCTAGTGTTTTGTGACTGCTTTCGCTTTTCCAACTTTCTGGTATTTTCATCGTATGTCTCCTATATTAATGACCACATTGCTGGTCATATGCTTTCTAGGTGCATACTTACATTTGTGTTCATTGGTGTATGCTGTTTGCACATGCATGTAGTCTGTGCCTACTGGACATTGTGACAGATATGTTTCTGCTTGATGTTGACAACCTTTAAGTGTTAGGTCAACAAAATCCAATAGGTATTGATCTTTTGGTTCGAGTACGTTTATGATGTATCTAACTAATTTTTGGTTCATTTATAGTGGCCTCCTGTAGCACGTCGTATTTTGCCTTGATTGTTGTTAATGTTTTGTTTTAAGGGGTACAAGTTGTTACACAAATAACCAAGTGCATCACACATATGGTCGTAACCGCTTTTCTCTGGTTGTCTTGTGCCTTCTTTGTACACCTGTTTGCGTAGACTTTCAATAACTTTCTTGCATTTTGGGTCTACTGTTAACCTAACAACACCATCATTGCTTTTACACACACTATTTACCGATGCTATGCGATCTTTCACTGAAGGATTGATACTGCCCACTTTTAGTTCAAATCCTGCGTTCTTTAATATGATGTGATCTGTTATGCCTCCAGCACTTGTTCTACGTTGTGCACCACTGGCATCAGGATACACAATTATCTTTCTTCCCGGATATCGCTGTTGTATTTCTCTGGCCATTTCGCCTGTGTCTGTACCATATATTTCTACTTCATCGAATATGTGTATGCCACCTTTGTGAACATAACCAATAACAGCACAACCTGGATCTATGTTAAAGTCCATTCCTATGTGTAGTGGTGTTCTAACATCAGCAGGTTGGGGCATTGACTGTATGTTGTGTTCTCCAAATGCATAATATATAACACCTGAATAATTAACAAATTGTGCTAGGTATTCTTGTTGAAATGTGCGTTCGTCTAGATCTTGTTTGGCTTGGTTAATTTCTTGTTCTGTGACATTGCCACCTTGTGCTGTGGTGTATTGCCAACTGTTCCAGTCTTCCATGTGTTTGGCATTTTGAAAAAGATCGTAGAAAAAATTCCTTCCTTTAGGAGATCCTATAATCATTGCAGAACCCATTCTGTCTGATAGTGTTGGACGTATAACTGCTGTCCAAGCCTCTTCAGGTATATCTGCGGCTTCATCTATAACCACAAAGTCTAAACCTACACCACGTATTGAGTCTGGATTGTCTGCACTACGCAACATTATTATTGAATTGTTAACCAATGTTACTGTTAAATCACTTTGATTTATTTTCTTTACCCAATTTTTTGATTTTAATAATTGTATGAGATCATCAAACACGATTTGTTTTGCCATTCGATAACTGGGAAATACCATCATGCATTTGCGATTGGGAAACCTGGCTTGTTGTGCTACAGCGGCTATGCTGGCGTATGTTTTACCAAAACGTCTACCACTAGCAACAACTTTAAATCGTGCTGGATTGTTTAGGATATCCTTTTGAGGGGCTGTTAACTTCATATCTATTCATCTGCATTATCTTCATCTAACCATGGCAACACTTGATTGCTTTCTTCTGAAATTGGATTCTCTGCTTGACCCAACATCTGTTTGCCTAACCATATCAACATCACTCTGTCATGCTTGTTGAGAGCAAGATCTAATTGTGCTTTTCTCAAACGTTGCTTCGTTACCAGTCTATTTTTTGTGATAATATCACGGAAATTATCCACAAAGGTCTGCAATGGCACGTCGAAAAAGTCTGCCATTTCTTTGTTTGTGCAGTGATATTGACTCAATTGAGCCACTTGTTCTTCTGGTATTACTGTTTTGTTACGCCCTATAACACGGCCTCTTACTGTTTTCTCGCCGTATTTGATATTGGTAACTTGATAAGGTTGATTGGTTGTGTTACTTTCAGTCATTGTTAATTCCTGTAAATCACCATTGCTCGGTGGTGTTGCCGTATGCTACTATTTATGCAGATCTTTAATTTTTTCTAGATATTGTGTATCTAGTACTGGTAATCCAGCCTTTGGTTGCATGTTTAACTAACTTTTCTGGTTGTATATCTAGATAATACACTTGATCATTAACAAAATAGAACTTTTTGCGTTCTGCTTTGTCCATTGTTGCCAATTGGTGCAGTATGTTGGTTATATATGATGGTGCATCAGTCACATCTATCCATTTGCGTATGAACATGTGTTGATGTAGTGGTGTTAGTAGTGGATCAAGTAGATCT